GGACTACATCAAGTCGTTGCGTGAGTCATACCCGGCCAACCTGGTGGACGCGTACATCGATGGCCTGTTCGTCAACCTGACGTCGGGCAGTGTGTACCCGAACTTCTGCCGCAAACAGAACCACACCGACGCAACGATCCGGCCCGGTGAGCAGCTGCATATCGGCATGGACTTCAACATCAACCGGATGGCAGCGACGGTGCATGTTATCCGTGACGGCCTGCCACTGCTGCTGGAAGAGGCCACGCATCTGTTCGATACGCCCGCGATGATCGTGGAGCTCAAGCGGCGGTACCCGGGCCACAGCATCACGGTTTACCCGGACGCCAGCGGCAAGAACCGCAAGAGCGTCAGCGGCAGTGAGTCGGATCACAGCCTGCTCCGCGCCGCCGGCTTCATGGTCATGGTCAACCCGTCGAACCCAGCGGTTCGCGATCGTGTACTGGCCGTGAACGCCATGATGCTCAACATCGATCAGAAACGCCGCTACCTGGTGAACACCGACAATTGTCCGGTGAGTACGCAGGTGCTTGAGCAGCAGGCCTACGACGAAAAAGGCGAACCCAACAAGGACGGCACTGAAGACCCGGTCGACGCACTCGGCTACTTCATTGTCCAGCGCTTCCCGATTGCGGGCAGCTACACACTCGCGAACGTGAGCGACCAATGAGCGCATTCACTTATCTGAAAGACAGCCTGCAGAACCTCGTCGCAGGACTGGGCACTGCGCGCGACAAGGCATCGCACTCGCACTACGCGCTACCGGTGATGGATGATCAGCAGTTGCTGAACGCCTTCCGTGGATCGTGGACGGCACAGAAGGGCGTGAGCATCCCGGCCGTTGATGCGTGCCGCAACTGGCGCAACTGGCAGGCCGACAAGGCTCAGATTGAGCTGATCGAAGCTGAAGAGGATCGCCTGAACGTCAAGGGCAAGATTCTGGAGGCCCTATTGAAGGCCCGGCTGTTCGGTGGGGCTGCGGTGTTCATCGGCACCGGTGAGCGTGACACGGCATCTGAGCTGAAGCCGGATCGAGTCGGGAAAGGTGGCATCAAGTACCTGACGGTGATGACCCGCCGCCAGCTCAGCGCCACGGAGATCGAGCAGGATCCGCAAAGCCCGCGCTTCGGCAAGCCAAAGGCGTACCGGCTGCCGGGCTCCACGGTGGAAATTCATCCGTCGCGTCTTGTCATCTTCGTCGGCGTGCCGCATCCAGACTCCGAGCTTGCCGTAGGCACTGGCTTCGGGTGGGGCGACTCGGTGCTGCTGTCGGCAATGCCGGCGGTGCGTCACTACGACGAGACGGTCGCCAACGTGGTCAGCCTGGTCTACGAGGCCAAGATCGACGTCATCAACATCCCGAACCTGATGTCGAGCATGCAGGACAAGAACTACGAGCGCCTGCTGCTGGAGCGCTTGCGGCTTGCCGCTACGGCCAAGGGCATCAACGGAACGCTGATCCTCGACGGGCAAGAGACGCACAGCTCCAAGTCGGCCAGCTTCGGCAACCTGCCTGAAGTGATCGCCAAGACCGAGCAGGGCGTCGCCGGCGCGTTCGATATCCCCGGCACCCGCATGTTCGGTCAGTCCTCGACGGGGTTGGGCGCCAATGGCGAAGAGAACACCCGCAACTACTACGACAACGTCGCGTCACGCCAGAAGCTGGAGATCAAGCCAGCCATGAGCGTGCTGGATGAGGGCTTGATCCGCTCCGCGCTCGGCAGTCGGCCGAAAGAGGTGCACTACACCTGGGCGCCACTCTGGCAGGCCACGGCGAAAGAGCGTGCCGATATCGGCAAAACCACGGCGGACACCATCAAGGCGCTGAAAGACTCCGGACTGTTCCCTGAGGATGCGCTCTCGACCGCCGCAGTGAACCTGCTGGTCGAGCTGAGCGTAATGCCGGGTCTGGAAGCGGCGATCGAGAAGTTCGGCGCCCAGCTGCCCGATGAAGACGATGACGACGCCGACCTGCCGGGCACCGCCGCGGGTCGGCCGGTGGCGAAGAAAGCGATCACTGACGCCGCGCCTCGCTCCCTGTATGTGTCCCGCAAGGTCATCAACGGCGCCGAGGTCATCGCGTGGGCCAAGTCGCAGGGCTTTGAATCCACCGTCCCGGCTGCTGACCTGCACGTCACCGTTGCCTACAGCCGCAACCCGGTGGATTGGATGAAGGTTGGCGAGTCATGGTCGGGCGATGGCAAGGGCCAGCTCAAGATTGCACCAGGTGGCGCACGGCTGATCGACAAGTTCGGCGAAGGCGCGGTGGTGCTGCTGTTCAACAGCTCCGAACTGGCTTGGCGGCACGTCTCCATCGTTGAGGCTGGCGCCTCTTGGGACTGGCCGGACTATCAGCCCCACATCACCTTCACCTACGAACCCGGCAGCGTCGATATCGACAAGGTCGAGCCATACCGTGGCGCGATCGAGCTGGGTCCTGAGATCTTCGAGGAGCTCGCCCCATGATCTTCACCGATTCCGTGCCAGTCACGGGAGTGCGGCGCACCGAGGACGGCTATCTGGTGGCCGAGGCCAGAGTCGCGCGCACCGGTATTCAGGATTATCTGGGTACTGAGATCGACCCGGACAACGAACACGGCCTGCGGGATAAGCCAATCGTTCGTGTGTACCGGCCGGAAAGCGCGGTATTCCACGCTGACGCCATGCATTCGTACGCATACCGGCCAATGACCAACGGCCACCCGGGCGGCGATGGCGTCAACTCCAGGAACTGGAAAGACGTCGCTATCGGACAAACCGGTGGCGAAGTAGTCCGAGACGGTCAGTTCGTCAAGGTGCCGCTGGTGCTGATGGACGCCAAGGCGATCGAGGACTACGAGTCCGGCAAGCGCGAGCTGTCCATGGGCTACGGCGCCGAGGTCGTGTTTCAGGATGGCGTTTCCCCCGAGGGCGAGCAGTACGACTGCTTCCTCGGCCCCATGAAAATGAATCACCTCAGCCTTGAGCATCGCGCTCGGGGTGGCGAGCACCTTCGCATCGGTGACCAAAAACCACACACCCCCCAAGGAGGCCATGACATGGCTGATTCACTGCGTACGGTCATCGTTGATGGCCTGTCCGTCCAGACGACCGACCAAGGCGCCCAGGCGATCGACAAGCTGACCAAGCAGCTGGCCGATGCCGGGGTAAACATCAAATCCCTGGCCGACGCGCATACCGCTGCGCTGGCGCTGAAGGATGGCGAACTGGCGAAGAAAGACGCCGAGATCGACGCCCTCAAGGCCAAGCAGCTCAGCGATGCCGATATCGACAAGCGCGTCACCGCCCGCGCGGACCTGATCAGCAAGGCCAAGTCGATCGCTGACGCTGACTACACCGGCAAAACTGACGCTGACATTCGCAAGGCTGTCGTGGTCGCCAAGCTGGGCGATGCGGCCGTGGCCGGCAAGGCTGATGCCTACATCGACGCGCGCTTCGAGATCCTGGTCGAGGACGCTGCCAAAGATCCGGCAGGCGACCCGTTCCGCAAACACATGATTCAGCAGGACGGCAAGACCGTCGGCGATGAATCGGAAAAAGCGCGTCTGCAGATGATTGCCGACATGCAAACCGCCCACCTGCCGAAGGCATAAGGAGCACAGCAATGGCTACTTACCAAACCACGTACACCAGCGCTCCAGCCAAGGGCGTGCCCGGCCAGGTCGCCAACGAAGAGAAGTGCAACAAGATCAGCCGCACCGTCTCGAACGCCGAGGGCATTGTCTTCGGGGCACCGGGCTTCCGCGTTGCGGGTGCAGGCAACGATCACAAGATCGCTGCCACCGGCACTCTTTTCCTCGGGCTGGCCGTGCTGAGCCCTGCGGTTCCACCGGTTGCTACCGGCTCCACACTGATCGACGGCTATCCGCAGGACTTCACCGGCGCCTTCATGACCGACGGCCAGATGTATGTCACCGCTGGCGCTGCGGTGGTGCCAGGTGACGACGTGTACTACGTCGCCGCCACCAATCGCTACGTGACCACTGCTGCCGCTGGCGCTGTGCTCATCCCGGGCGCCTTCTTCGACACCACCGGTGCGAACGGCGACATCGTCGAAATCTCCCTCAAACATCGGAGCGCTTAACATGCCTCAAGTCTTTGAAGACGCTCAGTCGGCGTTCCCGTTTGTTCTGGCCCAAGGCCGGAACATCGAAACCCG